TCCCCGCATCTAGCCTAAACGTACCAGCTGTGTTTGTAGCTGTTGGCGTGTATGTATTATAATCTTCCTGATTCGAGAATCTAATGAACATTGGATCTTGACTTGATGTTGTTCCAATAGTTGTTTCAGTTCCAAAATGAAATAAATGTCTATCTCTATCTGATACTAAAGTTAATTTAGATGCTGTTGGCGCACCTGACATAACAGTAGCTCTAATTGTTCTTGCATTTACAGCTCCTGCATCCCAAGTAAATGTTCTGCCATCTGCAATGGTTGCAATTAATATTTGTCCAAAGTTATCAAGTGACCAGTTACCTGGATCCAGAATTACATCTGATACTGTTCTAGCTGTTCCCCAAGTTGAGTCACCCCATAAATAAGTACCCCAACCATAACCAGGAGTTTGAAACGCGGGACCAACTGTTACGTATGGATTAACAGATACGGATCCTTGAGCCGACATTCCTGAACCTGTTTCATTTGATGCCATTGTAACTGTAAATGAATTTGCATTTGGCACTGTAATAACTTCATAAGCAATGTCATCAAAGTCAGCTGTTGTATATCCTGTCTCTCCTCCACCAGGTAATGATGTAGAACTAAATGTAAAATAATCTCCAACCTCTAATAAATGAGATGTTTTGTTAACTGTTACTGTTGCTGAACCTGTTGTTGATGAAAAGGTACAAGAAGTAATAGCTGCTTCTAATGGTGTAATGTCATAAAAGGCATCACCATAAAATAAAAATAATCCTTTGTGTGTTCCAATGGCTGCGTACTTCTCGCCACTAATTGCTGCCCACGTGTGCTGGGCTCGCGCGGCTCCAGGCAATGTTTTATTAGCTACAGTTAGCTGTGTCCAACCACCTATTTTCTCAGGTAAGCCATATCTGAAACGAACAAAATCACCATCGATCCATTCGCCTTCTGCTCCTGATGCTGTAGTTTGTTTATTGAATCCTGGTTTGAAACCTAGTTTTTTTAAAGCCATAATAAACCATTATACTATTTTTTGGCCAAAAATATAGTCCATTCTAGCTTGGATATCAAACATTAATATGATACATAACTATTGACAAAGATGCTTTAAAAAGAATGGCTATATGTATTAAATGTCCTAATTTAATACCTTATGTTAAAATTTGTAAAATTTGTAAATGTGTTATGCCTATGAAAGTAAGATTAAAAGAAATGATTTGTCCAGAAAAAAAATGGTAACCACTTCTAATAAAAATTACATCAATATATTTGATTCAGTTATTACTGAAAAAGATTGTAAAGATTTAATAAAAAAATATAAAAAAATTTCAAAAAAAGAAAAAAGAAAATTTTTAAATTATAGTTATGTAGATATAGATATAAATCAATTTCCTCATAATAAAAAAATATTTGAATGCATAGAAAAATATAAGGAAGACCATCCAGAAATTAACCGAACCCCTTCTTATTGGGGATTAACTAATCTAAGATTTAAATTTTGGAAAAAAGGAGAATGTTTTAATGATTTTCATTCAGAACACGGTTTTATTTTTCCAAACAGAATTCTTTCATTGCAAATCTATTTAACAAATCACAACTGTGGTACTGAGTTTTATGATAAAAATGTTATTAAAAGTAAAGCAGGCAGATTTTGTTTATTTCCAGCTTATTTTACTCATACTCATAAAGGGCAAGCTGATTTAAAAAAAGACAGGTGTATTATTACAGGTTATTTTGAATTTATTAAACCTGGTGAAAAAGAAGGATTATAAAATATTAAGTATTATTTAATAATAACTATATTCCATTCTAATTTTTTTATTAAATCATTTACGTAGACTTTAGTTAATTTATTTTTCTTAATGTATTGATGAAGTTCTTCTAAATCTAAAATAACCCATTTATCTTCCATTTCTAAAACCATTTTATCCGCTTTAGAATCTAACCTACCTTTCTGAGCTGGTGTGCCATCAGGTAAAGTAAACATATCTCTAACATCGTATTTATAATATGCGTTTTTATCTTTTAAAATGCCTGCAATATTCCAAGATGTTTTTTCTTTTGGATATTCTATGGCAGTTAAATGTTCTGCAAATCTATCTACTATTAACATATTCATCCCAATATTTAAAACTGACAGGGTGAAACTGTCCATATGATAATAATTTTTTATTACGAAGATTAAAATGACTTTCAGCTTTAGCGTATGCTAAAACCATAGCAAAATCAGGGTCTGTTATCTTGTAATTACTTGAGCAATGTTTCCAAAATTCAGTATCATATTTAGATCCATAAAGATAATGCCATAGTATAAATTGTTCTGTTTGTTTAACATATTTTTTTAATTGTTTGGTTATTTCTTCCTTACTAAAACCTTCAATAATATAATCATAACAATATCTATACCATTGAAGATAAGTTTGAACGGCAGTTGCTTCTAATGGTTCTAAAAAAAATAAACGGTTTCCACTTAATATAACATTGTCTTGAATTGGATTTTTGGCTATGTAACAACTAAAATCAAATCCTTCAATAGGGTCATCTACTTCAAATATTTTTTTAAAATTATTTATAGCTTTTTCTTTTGAAGTTATATCTTTATTATAAAGATAGCCGTGAGATGTTGTGTTATTTGTATTAGGAATAACAAATGTCCAACCATCAGGAGTAGCTACACATCTAGTCCAATTAACATTGGGTACACGAAAATTAGTTTGTTTTAACAAAACAGAATTTAAAGGATTATCTAAACTTTCATATTGTTCTGGTTTATTCCAAAGTTTACCTCTACAATCAAAAATAAAATCACTATCTACTTCTTTAGGTTCATTTATTTTTTGTTCTTTAACTTTAAATCTACCAGAATTAATTATGGCATTCTGTAATTTTTTAGGTGCATAATGAACCGCAGTATTATTAAAACTAAATGGATGAAAAAAAGGTTTTTCTTTTTTACTCCAATTTTCATACAGCACTCCAAATTTAGGTGTAGCTTCAATTGAGTTATTAAACCAATCTAAGCCTAATCCACGCCACAATAAATCAGGAGCTTCTAAAACTGTAGCTTGTCCTACTTTTTCTTCTGGTGTATCAGGATCATAAATTAATTCTATTTCATAATTAGTGTATGTAGAAAAATGTAATGCTCCAAAACATCCAGCATTTCCTTTTCCTATAAAAGTTATTTTTTTCATTCTAAATTAAAATATTTGTCTTCCCATCCATTTTAAAGACATCCTTGCATAATTTGGTTTATTAAAACTCATAGCATAATGAGGATCTTCTGCATCTATTTCTATAAGCCTACCATTTACAAATGGTATTTTTTTCTTTGATGGCAAATGAATAAATTCTCCTCCAATTTTATTAGGTAATGGTTCATTACATAACAATAAAATAAAAGCATAATGACCTTTATCTCCATCTCTGTGGGCTGTTCCATCCATACCTTTAAATTGTAAATTAGCCATTATTTCGTGTAAATAAATTTTCTTTTGACATACAGATTGTATATGTTCAAAAGCATTAATAAAATCAAAAGATAAATTTCTATTTTCGTTATAGACTATATCAATGTCACTGTGCCTCCAAAAATAAGTACTACCTAATATTCTATGAGATCCTGTATCTTTATATGGCCAAGTATGTCTATTAGCAATATTGTCCGCAGTCCAAGGTTGTTTAATAAGGATTGAAGCTACTTGAGCAATCCAATTAGCATCAAAAATATTATCGTATACTTTAATCATAGTTGTAATGAGCTTCTGAAAATAATGGAAGAGTGTGTTTTAGCTCAAACATTATCTTTTTCCTTTACAAAATCCGCAGGTAAACCAAGATGAGGACGAGTATCATACAATCTTGATTTTTTATCTTTATTGTTGTAATGAAGAAAAACTTGATTACAATATCTTCCTTTAAATATTTCTCTCCAATGTATTATTTTTTCGCCTCTATATGCCACCATATCTCCAGGTTTTAAATTTATTTGTACTTTCTTTTTGTTAATTAAAAAATAAATAGGCCAAGAATCTCCTCCTAAATTAAGAGTGGCCGATATATCACAAGCGTATCTATCTTTATGTTTTTTAAGTTCTTGTCCAGTTGAGTAAGAACGTGAATAAGAATAAGTTGGAACTAAATTAATTCCTGTTTCTTTATTCATTGTTTTTAATAATTTTTGAAGTAGTACATCAAAAGCAGAATCTCCATATATAGAATAAGCTCCAGGAACTTGTCCATCATCCATCGTTCCAATTTCCTTTGAATTTTCAGGAATAAAACGATTTTTGGCCATTGTTAAATAAACTTCTTTTTTACACAATAAATAATTAGATAAAAATTCTGATAACTCTGGTGAAATTGCGTTTTTTATAATTTTATAATTTTTAGTTTTAAATATCATTTAAATGGATTTCCTACGTGCCAATTAGTCAAACTATATCTTATTCCTTTTTTTACAGGTGTTACCCTGTGCCATATAAAAGAAGGAAAAACAATAATTGATCCTTTTTTTGTCATACCTTTACAAGTTTCGTGCCAAGGTTTTGTTAGCATAGAATGATTATAAAATTCTAACTCACCTCCTTCATATTCTTTTGAATCATTTAAAGCTACGACAGTAGATAGTTTTCTAGTCTTACCTGTTTCACCATAAGGTTCAATAAACATATCCTTATGCCATTTATAATATTCACCAGGACGGTACTCTGTTAATTGATAGTTTTCCGAATAATCCCATTGAAAATTCCAACCTGCTTCTTTGTTTGCCTTATGTATATAAGGATGAGTCCATCTGTACACCCACCACGCGCTATCAAATGTTACGTGAGATTTTCTAATATTTTTATTAATAGAATTTCCAGCTATTTTTCCTAATTGTGGTTTAGATTTTTCTATAACATTAAGAAGAGCATCACAAATATGTAAAGGAATCACTTGTTCATAACACATATAATAATATTTAATTTCCATTATATAATTCTAATATTAAAAGAAATACTAATTCTTTCTTTGTCATTTAAATTAGGTTTTACTCTGTGTTCTAAAGAAGAAGAAAAAATTAAAAGGTTACCTTCTTGAGGAGGGTAAAAATAATAAGATTGATTAAATGGATTAAATTCTTTAACAAGTTTATGGAAAGAATTTCTTGAGTGAGTTCCTATATCAGGGTTTTTAAAACATATGTCACCTGAATTTGATGGGGCACTAACATAATAAACTCCAGATAAATCAACTACTCCTGATAAATGGCAGTGATCATAATTAAAATGATTTTTTCCATTTACATTAAACCAAAGATTTAAAACTTGAAATCCTTTGGCTTCCTCATATTCGTGTAAATCAATGTGATGCGTTATAGCAGGGGTTATTGCTTTTATAAAATCTTTAATGACTGAATGATTCAAATCAAGGTCATTACTTTGATAACCTCCTTCGTTTGATATAGTTCTTCCTGTTTTCTTTTTTTCTTTTTTAATAAATTTAATTAAAGATTTATTTAATTTTTTATCTTCTATGTTTTGCATAGTAAAAAAGGAAGCAAAAATTATATTAGTATTTATTTCAGACATATTGCATTGTTGTTGTAAAAAAACAGTTAATTTGATTACCTTTGTTTTTAGTAATTGTAATATTAGTTGTTGTTGGAATTATCCAAAAAACTTTATTTTTAACAGGGTAATTCCACACGTTTTGGGGACGTCTGCCGTTGTCATATTCAACTCTTATGTCACAAGAATTTTCTTCTACATCAACAGCATAGATTACAACATAATCATCAGATTTTCTTAAGTCAGCTCTATCCAAATAATCTCTAGTAATACCAGATTCTCTAGGTAAAAAAAGATTGCCAAAACGTTTAGTAGGTATGATAGATTGAGAAGTTTTTGTTTTATATTTATTTAAGATTTCAGAAGTAACAAGTTCCAAGGCTCTACAATTATGTACAAGATAATCTGAATGTTCTTTATTTAAGAATTCCTTTTTAAGATAGCTTTCATAAATATTAAAAAGTAATTCTGAAGGATCGTGATCACATTCTACAATATCACAATAAGATACTAATTGACTTAAAACTTTCTTTAACATATGATTGGATATATACAGGAAAATGAATATAATATCAATACATACAGATCACGATGGCTCTATTACAATTGTAAAAAATAACGTGTTTTTATTGCACGCTCAAATAGATAGATTTAACAATGTTATTGCTTCATCTTTTCCCACCGCAAAACTTCTTAATAAAATCAAAGATTTACAAATTAAATTTGATAAAGTTTATATTAGTTTTTTAAATGACTCCTGCCATTTTTTTTGGTTAGAAATGTTAAAAAAATATAATCTTTTAAAACAAAAAAATGAAGTAATTTATTATGAGGATAAACATCATCATTATTTTCATTCTAGTTGTGCAGAGGCTACGGTTGGAAAAAGTGAATATACAGTTGTCATAGACGGGAACGGTTCTCCTTTAAAAGAAGGCAGAGAACAAGAGACTGTTTTTAAAAACAATAAAATTTTATACAGAAGTCAAAAGAATATCGGTTGGAATTATGAATGTAAAACTGCAGAAGTTTTTAATTTACAAAAAGGAAGAGCATTTAGAAGTTGTGGTAAACTTATGGCAAAATCTTTATATGATTCTGAGTTAAGTAAATTTCAAAAAAACACTGAAAAATTAATAGATGAAGTAATGCCAAGAGGACCAGTAACTTATACGGGTGGTGTTGCTCAAAATGTTTTAGCCAATTCAAAATATAAAAATATGAATATTAAAATTGATCCTTTGTGTACTGATCAAGGTATATCATTAGGTGTTATGAATCACGTTCTAGGTAAAAAATTAAACTTACAAAACAACCCTGTTTATCTTGGTTTTAAACCTAAATATGATTTAAGCAAATTTAATGTTATGCACGCAACAAATAAGGATGTTTGTGAAATATTAAAAACAACCCCTGTTGGTATATTTCAAGGTAGATCAGAACAAGGACAACGAGGTTTAGGAAATAGATCTTTGTTAATGGATGCTAGAAATAAAGAAGCTTTTAAATTAATAAATAAAATTAAGAAAAGAGAAAAGTGGAGACCTTTTGCGCCTGCTGTATTAGAAGAACGAGCTTCAGAATATTTTGATATTGAAGGTTCATCTCCTTATATGCTTTATACTTATCAAATGAAACAACGTATAAATTCAGTTTGTGCAATTGATGGTAGCTCTAGAATACAAACTGTATCAAAAGAAAATAATAAAAATTTTTATAATTTATTGAAGTGTTTTAGTGAGATAAATAAAATACCATTACTATTAAACACAAGTTTAAATTTATCAGGCCATACTTTAGCTGAAGATTTAGATGATGTTTATTATATGATGAAATATGGAAATTTAAGCTATTGTTATTTACCAGAAGTAAAAAAATTAATTAAATTTCGATAATGTTTCCAACAGGAGTATAATCATCTAGTTTCCAAGTTTGACTATCCTCATCCCAGTATTGAGGAACTGGATATTCAGGATCAACACCATCATCTGCTTTTTCTACTTTTGCTACTGGTGGATCATATTTACCTGTTGTAGTATTTAATGTCCAACTTGGATATGGAGCGTGAGGTTCTTTAAATAAATTAAGATTACTGTCCCATAATGTTATACCAACCGCAGGACTAACCCCTCTATTTGGAATTTCTTGTTGACCGTGATTACATTTTTTAAAATTGGCAGCAGGAAAACCAGTAAGTTGGGCACATCTTTGTGCACCATCTTCTTCTGTGTTTCCAATATAGTCATTACTATCAATAAGCAATATGTCTTGAACTACATTGTTATTATCAAATCTTGCAAATTTTTCTTTTGCCATAATTACCCTGTGTATGTTCCTGAAGTTGTAAAAGTGTGAATAGTATCTGAACCGTCAGTTGTTTCTGATCCACCTGATGCAGTAGCTGAGTCTGCTGTAACTCTTCTAATAATTACAACACCATCTCCACCACTACCTCCACCACCATCTCTACCACCACCGCCGCCACCTAGTCCATCGGTTCCATTTATATCAGGTGCAAAACCTCCAGGGCCAGTTCCGCCTCTTCCGCCGCCACCAGATCCTCCTGGTCCGTAAGTTGGTCCAGGTCCCATACCTCCGCCGCCGCCACCGCCAGCGTAAGTTACAGAAGATCCAGTTATTGTACTTGCAGTTCCATTACCACCAGTGCCGCCAGTAACTCCAGTTCCGTTGCCTCCAGTTGAGCCAGAAGGTCCGCCGCCTCCACCTGCTCCTCCAGTACCTAAATTTGGAGCACCTTGAGTTCCTGATGAACCACCGTTAGCTCCTTGAGGAGGTGATACAGGTGGAGTGTTTCCAGTTCCGCCAGGAGCAGTACTAGTGCTTTGCCACGTAAGACCACCGCCGCCACCAGATCCTCCTGGTCCTCCAGCATTTGAATTAACTTCGCCTTTGCCACCTCCAGCTGATGATATAGTTTCCAAATCTCCATATAAAACAGAGTCTCCTCCTTTTACTCCAGGGGATCCTCCTGCTCCACCTGCTCCTACTGTGACTGTGTAATTCTTATTTGTTGTTACTTGAAAAGTTTTTGATGCAATGGTTCTCATACCACCAGCGCCGCCTCCTCCAGCGCCATCATTTGCGCCACCGCCGCCGCCTCCAGCGACAACTAAATATTGTACGAAGTAAGGCCTACCGCCACCACGGCCAAACCCACCTTTGGATCCTGCTCCGAATGAACCTATAATTGGCATCTTTCTAATATCCTCCTATTATGCAAATTGCGTTTGCGCTGCTAACACTGTGAAAGTTGATCCTGCAGTTTTAATTGCAGTGTATGTGTAAACATCATTTGATGTAGTGTTTCCAGATGAAGGTGCGCTTCCGCCTTGCCAAACTGGAGTTACTACTGTTCCATCAACTTTTACTGTTGTGTTATAGTACGCTGTTGCGTTTTGCTTAGAAATATATGCTACTGTTACAGACTCACCTACATCCATAGTTGAA